AAAACCTGTACAATTACAGACTTTATCGCATCAAGAGATGGGTTGGTTTGCCACCATGAATGAAACGACGTACCATTAAGAAGTTCCATATAAAGAATATCCTTGGGTTTGACGCGTCGCGATGGCTGGACAAAATTAACCATTTTGGAACCAGGTTTCCCCCCTTTGCGTATTCTTTGGGGTTCTTTATCTTGGATGGGGCACTTCTTAAAGAGGTACATCTCAGGAACCGCAAACTCCTTCAAATTTTCGGCAACCTTGAATTCAAACTCAAATGCACCATTGGTACTTTCCGATGTATCTATCTCTTTGTAGGCAACATACCGACTTCCATTATCATTGATACTTCCACGGTACATCTTTCCAAATGCACCTTCACTTATAGGTCTACCCTTACCAGTACGAAGGGTCGGCGAATTGTAAGCAGGAACTTTCAAGAAGTGTTCTGGGATACAAGCCTTCTCACCTTTGAGTAATTTTTTGAGATTACTTTCAATGTTAGACATCCTTACTTATTCGTAAGAAGTTTTTCTTCTTACCAACAAGGAGTGGATTTTTATATTTTTAGACTATTTATTTACTGCTCGTCATCAACATCCTCATCAACCTCCTCAACGTCATCCTCGTCAACAGAGGTGGAATCGGGAAGGTCAATACCCTGGAAAGCAAATGAAGGAAGCTTGGTAGACTGCTCGAGGAGAGTCTGTTGGAGTCGGACGGTCACACCAAACTTGTTATCAATGAACCAGATGGAGCTGATGTCAACAATAGCCATGCACTTCTGACCCTTCTCGATAGTATCAAGAGAGACAGGCTCCTTGCGGAAGTTGTAAGCCTCAGGAACGAAAGTCCCATCAGGCTTGGTGGCAATCTTGAGCTTGAGAGTAGAGGGGTAAGGCTCCTTACCAGGGCGAACCATGGGCTTGTAGAGAGCCTCTCGGAGTACAGCAACATTGAACTCCTTACCAAGCCACTCCTTAGAGTTCTCAGCGACAGTGTTAACAATAATCTCGTCAAGCTCCTTGAGCGTCTCATGAAGCTCCATAGCCTCAGTGTTATCAGGGTCAAAAGAAAGGTCGAGAGAGTAGGTGGTACGCCCAGTGCCCTCATCGGTAAAAGCGCTCAGACCGTAAGGGGAGCGCATGAAGGGAAGTTGAACGTAGAGCTTTTTGTTATCGCCGGCATTGAGGTAGACGGTCTTACCGCCATTCTTGTTCTTACGAAGTTTCGAGAAGCCAACGGACTTGGCAGAGAAATCGGAGGATCGTTGGATAGTGAGCGACATTGTGTAGTTGTATATATATCTATTAGGCAACTTTTCTTTATGTAAGTTTTTTTTGTTTGTATATTTCAAATATATCATGGGTCTTTTTAAAGATTGTGGATGTGGATGCAATGGTAAGAAGCAGCAGGATAAGCTAATTACCTCTATTATTTCCGGTCTCACCTTTTTCGTAATTGCGAATCCAGAGACTTTCAGACTGGTCAGGCGAGTGCTCGGATCCGGTATCGCGACTCCCAATGGTTGTCCTTCTACAACTGGTCTAATTGTGCACTCTATCGTTTTCATTCTCGTTGTTTGGGGAATGATGAACGTAAAGAAGGATTTACCAGATCTCCCCAACATAAAGAGCAAGGTTGCTAAGGAGGAGGAAAAGGTTAAGGTTCCCCCTAAGCAGGTCGATGTTGTCATGGAGCCTGGTATGGTGGACGAACCCTTCGTTGACACCGGGCTTAAGCTTGCTGCCTTTGATTTGGGTGAACCCGTTCAGATGTAAAAAATTAAAACTCCTCATCAAAACCAATTTCATCGGAAGTGTCATCCATCTTTCCGTAGTCACCAACCCTCTTCTCAAAAAAGTTTGTTTTACCATCTAAGCTGATATTTTCCATAAAATCAAAAGGGTTTTTGGAGTTCCAAATCGGTGGTTGCCCAATCTGTTTGAGAAGGCGGTCCGAAACGTACTCGATGTATTCAGACATTTTGTCAGAGTTCATACCGATGAGATTGCATGGAAGTGCGTCAAGAATGAACCCCTTTTCAATTTCAACAGCTTCCTTTATAATAGAATGAATGGTATCGGTTGAGGGTTTATTTCTCAAGAGTTTGAAAAGTTCAACAGCGAACTCCTGGTGGAGACCCTCATCACGAGAGATCAATTCATTTGAAAAGCATAGTCCGGGCATCAGACCACGCTTCTTTAGCCAGTAAACTGCACAGAACGAACCACTGAAGAAAATACCTTCTACACAGGCGAAGGCGAAGAGGCGTTCAGCGAAGGAGCGAGACTTCACATCAAACCACTTCATAGCCCAGTTTGCCTTTTGTTTGATACAGGGGACAGTTGAAATAGCTTCAAAAAGTTGCTTCTTTTCAGCAGCATCCTTAATGTATTTGTCTATGAGTTTTGAGTAAGTCTCACCGTGAACCATTTCATTGTGACACTGATATCCATAGAACGAACGCGCCTCAGAGATTTGTACCTCATCAGCGAAGTTATTGTTAATGTTCTCAAATACGATACCATCGGATCCAGCAAAGAATGCCAGTACATACTTTATAAATTTTTGTTCATTTTCATTGAGGGTTTTCCAGTCGTCCATATCCTTTGAAAGATCCACTTCCTCTGCTGTCCAATTAGACATTTGAGCCTTCTTATAGAGTTCCCAAAGCTCTGGGTACTTCAGAGGAAACACTGTGAATCTGTTTAGGGTGGGGGCGAGAATTGGTTCGTATTCATCTTCTATGTAGTCTTGAAAATCAAAGTATGTTCCGATGTGACGATCGTCAATAAATATTTGAGGGTAAGTTGACACAGAGCCACCACACAATTTTTTGAGTTCTTCCTTCTCGATCATAACTTTCTCATAATCAAGACCCTCTGACTCGCATAGGTCTTTCGCGTGGTCGCAATACTGGCATCCTTCCTTCGAATAAATAATAACTTTCATCTGTGATATTATCCCTGAATATTTTTTGGTGGAAAACTCTAAGCATGATCGTGCCCTCTGAAATTGTTCAAGATGATATAGTGAAACTATTAGTAAACGAAGATAACTTAGAAGATGAAATGTTCGCCGTAGTTGGAATGAATACTGGCCTGACCCTTGGTGTAAAATATCTGAACCCCACTGAACTTATTTACAAATCCGCATGTGTATACAAATTAGATGAAGATGAACTTTCACCCGCCCCCTACGAGAGTGTTATGGAACACTACCCAAGTGAAACCACTTTTAGTGACCTCGAGATGAAGTCCTTGGGACAGGGTATGTATGCCTACTTAGAAGAGATTGATATAGAAGACTCCGATTCGGACATATACGACGAAGTAACAGACTCTGAGATGGAAGACTTCATAGTTTCTGACAGTGAGGTTGAGGGTCAAGTCATTCCACCTGCAAATCACGCATCTATTGATAAAGAATGGAATGAATGGAAGCCAACTTCTCCAGGAGCGAAGAGTTTTAAAGAAAGGATTGATGCAATTGAAACTATGGCTAAAATGCATGCAGATAACCTAAGTCTCGGTGCGTAATTCTAAAAACTAAAAAAGATAGCCCTCTTTCATAATAATATGCTGGCAGCTATCTGGTCTGATATAGACCAATTACTAAAACAAAAAGACAACGAAATAAAGCCAGTGAATAAACATATTTGCATTGAGTGTTCGGGGGTGAAAATTTATTCACCAGAGGGTCTTCCAACTTGTTCGGAGTGTGGTCTTATTGAGGACCGTTTTGTTGATGATACCGCGGAATGGACTTCAGGGGTTACTGATGATGGTCGCGTTAATGATCCGTCTCGTTGTGGAAATCCTAACGCTAATCCCGAATTGTTTTCACAAAATTGGGGAAAGGGTACGATTATTGCAACCCAACGTTCTTCAACGTATGAAAACAAGAGAATGGCAAAAATAAACTTTCATATGTCAATGAATCACAAAGATCGTTCTTTGTTTCATGCATACCGAGACATAGATGAAGCTTGTCATACTCTACCAGATACAGTACTTAAGGATGCCAAGATGATGTATAGAAAGTTCAATGATGGAAAGTTGACTCGTGGAGCTGTGAGACTTGGAATTAAAGCAAACTGTGTTCTATATGCATGCAGACTTGCACAACACCCACGTACGACAAAGGAAATATCAGATATGTTTGGAATACAACCCAAAGATATCAGTCGTACAACTCAAATATTTAAGGATACCATAATGGGTATCACTGAAAAGAATTACGTGACAAAGGCTCATGACGTGATGCAAAGACTTCTCAATTCTTTTGAAATTACAAAGGAACAGAGATTGAAGTGCAACAGAATGTGTATGGCGACGGACGATTGTGTGGAATTGATGAGCAAAACACCAAATAGTATTGCATCATCTATTATCTATATTGTACTTAGCCCGAGTATAACAAAAGCACATGTGTGTGAAAAGTGTTCAGTATCGGTACCAACACTAAACAAAATTGAGAATATTGTGAAAAAACACTTAGAGGTTAAAGGTCATGTATACTAAACATGACTAAGTTATTTCTTTCGACTCCATGTTATGGAGGTCTTTGCTTAGAGAAATATATGACTAGTATAATTAAGCTTCAATTGCTACTTGTAAAAGAGAATATTCAACTATTCTTGGATACAACTGAAAATGAATCTCTCGTTCATCGTGCCAGAAATGTAGCGGTTGGGCGGTTTATGCAAAAAACAGATTGTGATTATTTCATGTTTATTGATGCGGATGTTGATTTTGAACCCGAATCTGTATTACGGCTTATCAAATCCGGTCACGATATAAGTGTAGCATGCTACCCAAAGAAAGTTGTTATGTGGGATCAAGCAGCAAATGCTGTGAAAAAGGGAGATGAACGCAATATGGCTATGCTTTCTTCTAGTCTAGTTGTTAACTTTGGTGCACAAAGAATTGCCGTAGAAAATGGCTTCATTCCAATTATGGATGGACCCACGGGTTTCATGTGCATTAAAAGGAGTGTATTCAAGACATTAGAAGATAAGTTTCCAGAACTTTGGTGCAAAAATGATCATCAAAATAGAGACTTTGATGACTACCACGCATGCTTTGATTGTATGATAGATCCAAAATCAAAGAGATATCTCTCGGAAGATTATGCATTCTGCCGACGCTGGCAGCAGTGTGATGGTAAGATCTACGCGGATATAAATACAACTCTTGGACATGTAGGTAATTTACCCTTCATGGGTTGTATGAATGACAGGCTTAAGGCTTAGACACTTAATAATTTTAATATGAAGTTTTGTACAATTATTACAACTCGCTCAAAATCGTGCTCGGTTAAAACACTCCACACGATTTTGAAGATGAATATTCACTGCATTCAGGGCTCTCACCAAAATGAAATTTTATACGTAAATGATGACCCATTTGAAAAGGCTAACATGATTAAGAATTGTATATCTAAATGTGATCGTATTTTTTTCATTGATTTTGGAATTAACGTAGACGATGAATCAATTAAGCAGTTATTTCAACCACATGATAATACATCAGTTCTAGTATTTCCGGGTGTAGTAGACGGTATAGATTGGGATCTTTTCAAAAAGAAAGTACGAGAAGGATCCTCCGAACCCGTGTCACAAATGGGACTCAATTTTGATACAGAGATTGCACAAAAAGTACAAAAGGATATTTACAAAGTTAAAAAGACAAATGCTCGTACATGGGTTATGATGACAAAGAGTGTAAATAAGAAAAGTAAGAAGATATATGCCGCTAACATGTTTGACAGATTGATGGAAGATGGAAACAAAATATATGCATTTACAGCATCTAAGTTGACGATGACTTACGCACATGAATGCTTAAGTAATATTTTGGGTGCAGCTGGAGTTAAAACAAATTAAAGTTTAAAAGTTTATAAAAAGTATGTCGTCTCCATTTCACGAACATGTTGTAAAATTCATTCATCATGTTTGGGGAAGCAAGGATTATTTTCCGGGTCCACAACCAATCTCAATTGAACGTAAACATTTTCCTATATTGAAAGGTGCGGAATATGTTGTATGTGAAAAGACTGATGGTGAAAGATACATGATGGTTGCTACTACATTTGAGGGTAAACCGAGATGTGTATTTGTAAATAGGTCTTTTGATATGATTGAAGTTAAGATAAACTTCAATAAAAAGGCTTACGAGGGAACCATTTTAGATGGGGAGTTGTATGAAAATACACTCATGGTGTATGATTCTGTTTTGGTTAATGGAATACTCGTGGCACATCAAAATCTGGATGAGAGACTATTGGCAGCTGAGGAAATGATGAAGTTTATAATTTACATGAAGTCGGATAAATACCGTCTAAAGATGAAAACATTCCATATGATGAATGACTTTCAAGTTTTCATGGATGAATATTTACCAACTGTTCAACAGAAGATTGATGGTCTTGTCTTTACTCCCGTCTACGACCCTATACGTCTCGGAACTCACGAGACTATGTTTAAATGGAAACCATTGGAGAAGAATACGGTGGACTTTCTCATGAAGAGGGAACCTTCGCGAGAAACTCCTGGGTGTAAACCCGGTGCCATGGCGTGGCGATTATATGTACAGGAAAAGGGGAAGATGTATTTTGAGAGTGAGATTCCTCAGAATAGAATACCCGATGAAGCCTGGTTTGAAGATGGTGCCATTGTTGAATGTCGGTATATGACATGGGAGAGTCCTATGTGGTGGCAACCCCTAAAGAGGAGGCGAGACAAAAATCATCCCAACAATAGACGAACATTTTACAGAACTATTGTCAACATTAAGGAGGATATCAAAATGAAAGAATTTTTAGATTGCAAGCCGTATTAATTTCTTAATTTAGTATATATGAATAAGCATCAAAAATATTTATTTATACTTTTGGTAGTATGTTGTTCACTTGCTATCATGAGACGTCTCTTTACCGAGGCGTATGAAGAAGAAGGTCTAGGTGGAATAAAAGACCCGGGAACAGTCCCCATATCAGATGAAGATGAAGAAATAGATATACAAAAAAATGCCAGAGAGGCTCCGGCGCGTCAAGATCTTAGCGAACTTAGCGAACCAGTGAAACAAGATTGTAGTGGAACCTACGAGGGTCTAGGTTGTCCAGGGTTTTGTGGTTTTGAAGGTGGTAAAATAGTTAATAAATGGATTACTGAATTAGAACCTATGCACGGGGGTAAAGAATGCCCCGAAGATGAAGTACTGGAATGTCCAGCCACCGATCCATGTCCTGTAAACTGTGAGGGTTATCACGAAGAATACCCATTTTGTCCGTCATACTGCGGTTACGAAGGTGGTACAGTTACCAGAAAATGGATTACTACTACTCCACCACAACATGGTGGTACAGCTTGCCCCACTGACATGGAGGTGGATTGTCCCGCTAGTGATACTTGTATATCTGTACAAAATGTGATGACTTATTAAACCTTCAAATTATAAATCATGAAATAATGACCAGCTTTATCTGGTAAGTCTTGTTCTTTAATATGTTCATCATTTGCGAAGTACCACTTATTTCGTCTTTTTACAAATGCCACATAGTGACCATCATTTTGTAATCCGACATGTACAGCACTCGCTATGAGATTATATTCATATTTATCCATGAGTATTTTTTCGATAATTTCAATATGACTCTTTCTGTCAAACGAAATCATAAGAATCTGGGGAAGTTTTGAAAAGAGTTTTCGTGTAGTTGCCACGTGGTGAACTTTACCTTCTGTATCTTCAAAGTTTTGTATGACATCCCAGTCAACACTTTTTTTCAGCATCTCCTCCATGTCTGTACTATCGGAAGTTACCAAATGAACACTAAAATCCTCTTCATTTGTTGATTTACCACCTGACCAGATTGTTTCTTGTGTTTTCTTACCATAAAACCACTTTTTGATCTCAGGTATCTCTCTTTCCAATATGTCAATTATACATAGGATAGCCTCTTGAACGTCATTTTGTTGATCAGATTTAAATCGTGGAAATTTCTTCTGAAAAGCTTTTAGGATTGTCTCTACGTTTATCATCTCTTCTCCCTTTGTCCAGTAAATGTGAGTAAGTTCATTGTAAATCTGTGTAAACTCACAGTCACCTTTGTATGGATTTCTTATCAGATAGTTTGAGAGTATGGGTATATGGAGAAGACATTGGAGAGCTGTGTTAAAGTAGCAAGTATTGCCAATATTTGAAAAACCTCTCATTACAATATTTGAGTAAATATTACTTAAGTAAATGACGCAAAGTATAAATGTAAGAAAAAACATGCACGATATTAAAGCCATCGTTGAACAAGTCCTCCCTGTCTTTGACGGGCTCAAAGATGAGGAGGACATAGAAGTTGAGATTCGTCTTGGAAAGTATAACGGTTCTTTCTTTGATACCAATGTGGGAAAGGATGCATTTGAAAAGGTTCTCGAGGGACTACGAAAATACCCCAAGTGGGAAAAGACTGAATCTTCTGTTTCTGATATATTCTACAACGACAAGGATTCTATCCGAATTACAGCTAATCAGGAAACTGGGGAGCAGAAAATGATTCAAAAGATTAACGTTCTAAAGGAGGACTTCTCTGGAACCCCAACAGACATGCGTTTCAGTGTATGTAGGGAGATTCCTACGTGGGGTGAGTATGAGATGGATCGTAAGCGTAGCAAGACTCGTCATTCATTTATTCGTAAGAATCTCAGTATTGATATGACCATCTCATCCGGTGATGCTGTTGACATGGATTCTGAGGAAGAGTGCTCCTACCAAATTGAGTTTGAGATTGTGGATCCCAAGCAGGTGAAGTCTCGTGATGCATTCTTCAACATTATTCACAAGGTTAACGATCTCTCCAAATTAATTCCTGTCTAATATTAAAATGGTGTACATAATTTTAGGTGTAATCATATTTCTTCTCATGATAAATACCAAAAATAATACCGATGAGGTTGTAAATACAAAACATTTTCATTTAAGCCATGGTGCCTCCAAAGAAGTATATCTAAAAATGGTAGAGGATGGATTAAGTGAACAGGAACTCAAAAGATTTATCTCCTTAGAAGACCGTTTTCTTCAAATCGAGAAAGTCTCAATTTTAGAGGGTAAAACATATATAGGTCAAGCTACTTTATTGTCAAATATGATAAAAGATTTATACCCAAAATACAAGTTTTCGTACCACACTACTCACTTGAAAAGGATTTCTGAACCTGACAAAGATCAGACTCCTTCAACATAACATGGCATAAAATAGAGCATTCAACATCTTTTTATGTTTGAGACTCTCCATATCATTGAAGTTATTAACAACATATATGATTAGTCCATTATCATCTGATGTTGTGTCAGGGTTGTATTCCCTTTCTAAATTAGACATCTGTGCCTCAGTTTCACGTCCCTGTCTAATGTAGTCAGCTGCCACGTATATAATACCATCCAAAAACTCTTCTTCTGCCATCTGCATCCAAGAGTTCGCGGGTGTACCCCATTCTCTTGTATCGGAATTTACTATAACACCATGACCATATCTCTCCATACCTACAGCTAAACGATCAAATAACTTTTCACCGATAGTCAACATTGTAGTATACTTGTATATAAACTTTAACTACACATTGGACATTTATCAAGTTTTGGAAAACATCTTGAAGTACACACGAAATGTTCACACTTCCTAAACTTTACACACTTTCCATTATCTGAACACACAGGACATGACATATATTCGTTGAACTCTAAAATCTCATTTTTAAATCTCCAAAAGCAGTTTGTGCACACCTTTAACCCCGGTTTAACACGTTTGAAACAAATGTCGTAGTTAGGACAGTTGTTCATTATTAGATAGTTGGGATATATTCCCACCTCAATGTATCGCATATCCTTTTCCAAATTTGATCTTGAGCGTATAATTTTGATTTGGATTTTAGTAAAGGAAAATATTGTAAATACTGATCCTCATCTAAAAGTTCACAAAATTTATACAATACGTATGAATACGATAGGAAATTTTTCCGTTCTTCTGGACAGTTATCGTCAAATGGTTTTTGGATATCTTTAAACATAATACGTAACCTCTCTTCCAGTGCCTGAGGCATGCATGGAGCTTTAATTCCATTAAGTATATTAGTTATATACGGAACATGTTCATAGAACTTGTTTAACCGAAGTTTCTTGAGGAGTGTTCGGATTTTTGCATGTGTAATTTCTTCCAACTTCTTTATTTTCATTTTTTTTAGTTCCCCTCTCAGTTGTTCCATTACTTCTGGTGGTATTGTAGTCATCTCCTGTGCTTGGAATTGTGAGAGCCATTCATTAAAGTGATTTTCCCTCTTGTAACTATAATTTATGATCTTCTCAGACGTTTCCTGTTCTTCCCTATATGTCAATTCTTCACTAATTAGAGTTGCTAATATTAATCCACATGCATCACATACAATATCACTTGTATTCTGTATATGAATTACATTACTGTATGAACATGTTGGACATTCTTCATATTGGATGAACTCACGTGCACGAGGTATATTTTGATTTTCCACTTCAATAAGATAATCAGTGAATATATCTTTTCTCTTAAGACCAACAGTCTCCTTTACATTGAAGACATTATCTGTGTTTGATTCTTGTTCAGTTTCATCGGAGTGATGAGTCAAGTAAGGCATACATTTAATAATGTATTCAGACATTTCCCTTTCATACATCCTTTTATTGTCGGGATCCGTCTTTATTAAATGGTTCCAATGGTCAACTTTATTTTGATATCTACTTAAAAAGTTACCTTCCATTATACTTAAGAATGCTTCTTAAACTTTTAAGTACTCTTATATACTTTTATAAGAAACTTACTACTCCAAGTGACTATACTATTATATCAGAAGAACTTGAATATAAGATCGATCATGATATGAAGTATCAACTTGAAGACGACTTCTGGCTTCAGGAGAGTAGGGGTTGGAAGGATGGTGTTTTAGACGAGTATCATTGTTATGTCACTAATAAATCATTTAGGAATACGATTGTTCCACAAAATGTTAGTAATCTCATTCTTCGTGTAAAGTATTATTATGATGGTAAAGTTTACAAAGCAATTACACAGGATATTAACTTTGTACCGGGAAAGGTTGAACAGGACAATATGATATTTAGTATTCCTTTAGCTCATGTATGGATCATAGATCATGACGACAAACCACAAGTTGACATAACACAGAAGGTAAAGAGATATGCGGGACCAAGGAATGATTTTCATGGACAGAAGGTACGTCTCGAAGACTTTTTGTACTACACCAGGAAAACCCTTGAGACAAGGTTTCCAAAAATTATGCTTACCAACTCATTGGGTATGAAAAAGATTGTTTTGACTACTCGTGACTCTACCAGCGATCTACGTATTCCATAATTAATTATCATCTGCAACCTTTGTTGCGAGATAAAACTTCACCTCACCAAGATTCGCTACATTATATTTGAGAATTAGAAACCTATTACCTTCTTCCTGCATAATTTGCACAGACGCACACATACTCGTCGCCTTTGTAAAGATATTCATGTATTTAAGACTATATAGACCTGTAATTTCTTTGCTGTCTTCGGGGCATTCTATACAAGTTTCTTGGTTAGCAAAATCACCTTCACATCGGAGGCGTAGTTCCTTTCCTTTTCTGGTAATTTCAATTTCAGAACCAATGTTTGACATATCACGGCATAACCTCTGAAAGTCTGCAGAAGGTAGTATAGTATTGCTCGTCATAGTAACATCTGGTACTTCGATACGACTTTCATTTATGTCTAGAAGTTTAAGTTGAAATCGGGTACTTGTTTTCTTAGTCTCGCTTATGATCTCAATATCCATATATTCCTTTGAATTAATCTCAATTTTGAGTACATCATTGTTCGTAATCGTCTTTAAAAGTTTGAAGGTATTTGAAATGTTAATACCCGCGATAATTTCATCTTGTTCACAGTGATATTCTTCAAAATTATCAGCCGAGAGGAACATATCAATTAGGGATGTCCTCGCAGTGTCAAGGGTCACAATATACATACCACTTGGTTTAAAATAAACATTAACATCGTTAAGAATATCCTTCAAAACTTCAAAAGTAGACTTTATAGCGGATGCTTGTATAGTTACTAACTTCATAATTACTAATTTATCCGCGTTTTTTCTTTAAATCTGTTGGTTATATGCAATACCTTTACTGACATCCATGTTAATTTTTTGTTCCAGTTCACTTGTCATAGCTGGCTGTAAAGACTGTCCATAAGCGTCGAGTGAAAACATCTCAGAATCATTCTCTTCATCGTCCAGACCGGTCATAGAGCATCCCCCACTAAATCCCCAGTTGGAGACCTCTTTATTAGGAAGAAGTGAGTCTAACCAGTTTTTTATTTCTGAACCAACAAGAACTTTACCATTTTTTGTTAACATCGTGGGGACTCGCGTAATCTTATTCCTATAGGCAGGTGGAATACCCTGAGTATTTATATTATGGTAATGAACAAGCTGCTTCAATTGTGGTTGTCTGTTTACATATTCAATAACTTCCATGGAGTGTTTGCACCTTGGGCTATATATCAGTAGAGACATCTACTATGTATGTGGTATTTTGTAAAAAAAAATTAACGCATAGTAGTAAAGATGATGAATTGGTCTTTAGCGATCCTTCTTATTGCCGTTGTCCTGTTACTTACGGTCAAGCGTGAACCATTCACTGAAATGTTTGGTTTTTCAGGACACAGCAGACCAACTGGACGTGTTCGCTTTGACGATTCCAAACCCGATTTGACTTCGTACCGTCAGGCGGAAGCTGATGTTAATAATGACATGATGCAGGAGTTTGTTCTTCAAACCAATAAAGAAATTTCCAAGCGTACAGGTCTTTGCACATACATCATAGAGACCATCGCCGTTAAAAAGTATGTTGCACCACCACCAACCTCTATAACCGAAGGTGCGCCCGTTTCATCGGGTAAGAATGATGTTTATGAGGCTGTTTTTATGACTGTGAAGAACAAGGGATTTGCCTTCGGTTTCACCGTTATAGCTTATTTTGAAGTTACAAACAGTGGTGTGATTACATTGAAATCTATTCGCACCCAACCACTTGATGTTGAGTCTGAGTCTCCCGTTTCTCCATTTAAGGGTGATCCCTCTGGTAAAGAGTTTGTAAACTATGAACTTGTCAAAGAAAAAGCTGTACCCAGCCTCAGTGAGTTAGAAATGGCTAAAAATAAATTACAGTAATTGTAATGATCAGCATCAATGACGTAACCAAAATTGATGAAAAGAGAAAACAAATCAAGAAGGAAACATACAAACGAATATACGAACAGTTTTCTCGTAAAATAAAGCAGTCTGTAGAACTTGGTCACAAACAAATATTTTTAACAATACCCATATTCGTAATTGGATGTCCTACATTTGACAGATCAGCTGCAGCGCGGTATGTAGCCCGTCAGTTTACACTGAGTGGATTTGATGTGAGACACCTAAGTGAGTATGACATATACGTGTCATGGATTATACCTAAAAAGGTTAAAGTGAAAAATGAATCAGACGAACCCGATTTCCCTGACCTTATGAACTTGAAGAAGATGGCGGACAAATACAGGAGAAGTGCGTAGGAAGTTTAGTAATAAAAACACACTCAATGATAAATGGATAACTTAAATATACTGGTTGAAGCCAAAAAGGAGTACCTTGGTCAACTTTGTATCATTATGTGTCCAGTTATGATTGACGTTTTTCAGGATATGTACAAAGAAGCCGTCACACTTTCAAAGGGAAAGAAGCCTCTTGTTATGTTTCAGAAGCTTCTGAAGGAAGTTCCCAACTGGTCTAATCAGATGTCTGCTAACCATACCAGTAATATCGCGGATCGTTGTGCTTGGTTCAATGACCTTCTGGCGGCAGTCTTTGTTGCCTGTACTAAGATTCTCTCCGCTGTTCGCCTAAAGGCTGACAATAAGAAGATTAGTCTCAAACTTCCAACTAATGAGGTATTTATTCAAACATGCTACAATAATTGCGCCAAAGATCTATATCGTGATCCTTACGTGTTCCACGAGGAGCAGAGTGAATACGCCAGGGATGATCAGCTTACTCTACGTTTTTGTACAGCCATTGAGAATACAGTGAAGGAGTTGATTCCCGTTCAACAGATTCTTCAGACTTATATGTCACAAGAAACCCGTGATATTGATCTTGATGGTGATATTCAAGACGCAGAAGATCCCGACGTGTTTGATGGTCCAATGGATGAACCAGAACCAGAACTCCCTCCTATGGAAGAGCATCTCCCAGAGAACGAACCCATGATGGGCTCTGAGGATCAACAGGTTCACCCAACTGGTTTAGAGAATGAGTTTAAGACTGTTCCAGGTGTTCAAGCTCCACAAGCGGACTTTGACCCGGAACCCATGGAAGAACCTCAACCAGGAATGGGAATGGAAGGACCCCCTCCTCCTCAGGCTGAGACAGAGGATGACGGTGTTCTCTTTGGTGATGCACCTGATCACCGTATAAAAAAAACTGCGTATAATTAAATGGAGTTATCCGATTATCTCAGAGATCCAATTAATGCCGCACTTATAGCCGCCGCTTTGACTGCTGCTTATATTCACGTCAAAGCTCAACTTAACAACGAGGGTAAGTTAGAGCTTAATAAATATGCTAAACCCGCCGCCCTAAATGCTATTTTGGTATTTTTCATCGTTTCTAATGGTATTGGACAGAGGGAGGCTATATCTAACGAACCTTTCTAACTTAAAGATTAAACCTTACATTAAAGAAAATGGCGTCTGTCACCGCGTTTAATGACATGCTCACCCAATTTCTTGTGGAATTGCACAAGACTTTTCCAGAGGAAAAAGGCATCAAGAAGATGACCGCTTCTTTCGAGATGATCAAGGAAGCTAACCCCCGTCTCGTTGTTGACGGTTTCATGAAGGGTGTTACTCCCTACTCGGACAAGATCTCTACTAAGGATGAGTCCTTCCTCCTTGAGGAGATTGAGAATATCGACTTCCTTAAGGAATTGAACATCAAAAGCTACTGGTCTCGTATGAGTGAGGGTACGAAGTCTGCTACCTGGCAGTATCTTCAGACTCTCTATATGCTTGGAACCACTATCAACTCTATCCCAGCTGATACCCTCTCTCAGATTGAGAGTATCGCAAAGGGTGTAGCTGACAAGATGCAGACAGATGGTGGTGAGCTTGACCAGGATGCCCTTATGCAGATGATGGGTAGTATGCTTGGTGGTCTCAACAAAAATTAAACCTCATGCTATATTAAATGAAGGTTTGGTTTGACGATCCTCAGCAACTTACTAGATCTGATGAGGTTTTACAGTTCTGGCCTAATAAGGAACAAACTCCAGAAGACCGAATCAACGCAGCTTCTCGTTTTATAATTTATGCTACTTGCATCATTTATGTATCTCGTCGTGACCCAAGGATCTTTGTCCTCGGTGGCACTATTCTGAGTGTTCTTTATGTTATGTACAAGTCTAAAATGATCAAGGAAGGATACGGTATAAGTATGACTGGTGATGAACGTGGTTGTCAGATGCCCACTGTAGACAATCCAATGGGTAATGTACTTATGACTGATTACACAGATGCCCCTAATCGTCTCGAAGCTTGTTACGCCTCTTCTGTTAAACCTTTTATCAAAAGTTATTTAGATGATCGTATTCCATACGATGCTGGTAGATCCAGATCTTCCCACCCCCAATATCAGCGAAACGCATCGGCTCGTCAGTTCGTAACCGCCCCAGTTTCAAAAATCCCAGGCGATCAAACCTCCTTCGCAGAGTGGTGTTATGGTCCAAAAAATGGACGTGATTGCCGAACTAATCCAGAGATGTGCAGCCCCAACTCAAGGGGAGTTCAGTTAGAAGCTTTCGCGGGTCTTGATGCTTCTGGTGATAGCCGAGTTTCTCATCGGGGATATGGCATTGGACCTTCTTAATATAAATATTCTCATGTAATAATAAATATGGCATACCAATTACAACCTGGTCTTGCAATAGTTGAAAATGCTGGCGCTCTCCCACCTGTGAAAGCAACCGAGGAAGTTTTTGTCTATCCTCAGCCCAGTAACCTTAACTACTGCGACAGCCGTCCTAACACTATGCTTTATGGCACCGCCCCCTACCTGGCAGGAAAAGGTGCCCCAGCCCGATTTATCGAGACAAGTGATGAACTTCGTCCTCAATCTACCTCTCGTTTTAACAAGGTCGTTGTACCTACTTATGAACGTAACCTCTTCCCACTCACTAATATGGAATGTAAGGTTCCCCTTCGAACCTTAAGTTACGAACCATCCAGTACCCGCGCTGATCTCCAGAACGGACTTTTCCATCAGAGATACGCTAATAAAAATATCAATAAGAAGTAAGAATGGCAGATCCCATTTCACTTGCAGCTATTGCTGGTTTAGTTTTTGCTGGTAGATCTTTGAGTATTAAGAGTAAACCAGAACCAGTCAAGCCTCTAGTAAAAGAGACAACAGGTTCGTCTCCCGAAATAATTGAACGTACTGTTGAGTCTGACATGGGTGGTGGTCTCCTTT